GAAAAAAATCGATAAAAAAGCGACCATTATCAACCATTATATAAAAAATGTTTTAAAAATATATTAAAAAATATTTAAAAAGTATTTTCTAGTATATATTAATATGGTTTGTCAAGATAAAGGAATAAAAAAAGATGATATAATAGATACAATTTATAACCTTTCAGATTTTAAAATTTTAGATTATGAGAGTTGGGTATCAGATGATGTAGATCCTGAAGAATATTCTAATAAAATTTATTCAGAATTATTTAATATTTGGAATTTATTTTTATTAAAATCAGAAAAATACGGTAAAAAGGATGATAATTTTTTTAAGGATATATTTCATAATTTTGATTTTGAAAAAAATATATTTAAAAATATATTTTCTACTATATAATAATGGGCTACGAAGATTTAGAAATAAATAGACAATATCACAAATTGTATTATCAAGAATTAAAAATAAAAAATCCTGAAGCATACCAAGAAAGGAAAGAGAAGGCACGGCTTAGATATCATCAAAACAAACAACAAACAGATAAACCAAAAAGGCAATATACTAAAAGAAATTTTAATATAACTGAACCTAATTAAAACTAAATATTTACATATTTATTATAAATATTAAAAATCTATTTATAATATATATACTATAATAATGTCATTAAATTTTGATAAAATTGGCAAAACTCTAGCTATAATAAAAAACGGTAAATATAACAATAAAATTGTTTCCGTTAGTACTGATGATAATGATAAAATTAAATCAACATTTACAAAATTAAAAATACCAGATTCTGGAAAATTCTTTCAGATGCCTGATAAAAATACAGAGAGAGGGGTCCATTACATTACTGGAGCTTCCGGAAGTGGAAAATCAACCTACTGCGCTAATTATATAATGGAATATAAAAAAATGTATCCAAAAAATAGTATATATGTATTTTCTGCTTTGAAAGATGATGATAGTCTCGATAAAATAGAACCAAAAAGAATAAAAATAGATGAACGATTAATAACAGATCCTTTATTAGTGGAAGATTTTAAAAATTCATTAGTCGTCTTTGATGATATTGATGTAATTAGCGATAGAGGCCAGAGAAAAGCAGTATACCAAATATTGAATGAGATACTCGAAACCGGCAGGCATTATTTTTGCTCGTGTTTAGTTACAAACCATCTACCAACAGCACGAGAAGAAACAAGACGAATATTAAATGAATGTCATACCATCACATATTTCCCGCACTCGGGTAATAAATCAACATTAAAAAGACTATTAACTGAAATAGTTGGACTTGACAAAGAAGATATTATTAAAATTAAAAAAATGAAAACTAGATGGTGCACCATCTTTAAAAATTACCCTCAAATTGCAATGACAGAGAAAGAGATATGGATATTAGCAGAAGATGAATAATTATCTTAATAAAAAATTATCTTAATTAATAGTATAATGCCTTATACTATTAAAGAAGTTGATAAAGGATATAAAGTCTGTAAAGAAGACAATCCATCAAAATGTTTCTCAGAAAAACCACTAACAAAAACTAAAGCAGTAAAACAACTTAAAGCGATCGGAATAAGTGAAAGTTTAGAAGGTTCTGGTAAAAATGATTACGTTGTAGCAATACCATCTTATGATAGACCAGAAATATTGAAAGAGAAGACTTTAAATACATTAATTTCACAAGGAATAAAACCGGAAAAAATTGAAATATTTGTTGCTAATACAGATGAAGAAAAAAGATACAAATCAATACTAGATAAAAAAGATTATAATAAAATTATAGTTGGTGTTAAAGGATTATTAGAACAAAGGAATTTTATAAATAAATATTATCCTATAGGGAAGTACATTATTGAGATAGATGATGATGTTGAAGGAATATTCAAAAAAAAGAACAGTATTAAAACTGATAGATCAATGATTAAAATAAATTTAGACACATTTATAAATGAAGCTTATGATATATTAAAAGAAAAAAATCTTTATATTTGGGGTATAAATCCAGTATTTAATACTTATTTTACGTATAATAAAATAACTACAGATTTGAGATATATTGTCGGTGCATTTTTTGGATTAATAAATAGACACGATAAAGACATATTATTAAAATTAGAGAGCGATAAAGAAGATGTCGAAAGAACGATATTATATTATAAAAAAGACGGAGGGGTTATGAGATTTAATAATATATTAATAAAGACAAACTATTACGGAGAAGGAGGTTTACAAAGTGAATACGGTGATAAAGAAAAGCGGTTAAAAGAAGGTAAAAGAAGAGTTGAAAAATTAAAAGAACTATATCCAGAATATGGAACTATAAAACAAAGACCTTCAGGTGTCTGGGAATTTGTCTTAAAAAGGAATCCAAAATTAGAAGGCGCAGGAAAGAAATTAAATAACGATTTAACAAAATTAGATGATACTAGTGTATACTATGTAAGCATTCCTAAAACTAAAAAATATGAAAAATTAAAACAAGAATTATATGAAGTTCTCGAAAGAACCAATATACCAAAAATAGATGGCCCAAGAAAAGATGGGAGAAAAACAAGAGGGGATTTATTAGGGTTTAATGCTTGGACAACAACCTTCGGATGCGGTAACAGAAGAAAATTTGGGATAAGTGAATTTTCTGCTAATAAGAAATTTCCGGAATTATTTGACTTATTAATTAAATTCGGTAACGAGATAGCACCCAAAGGTTTTGAATATCAAGCAATAACACTAAATAAAGATATGCAAGCTAAAAAACACGTAGATGGCGGCAATGCTGGTTTTTCAGTATTAACAGGCTTAGGAGATTTTACAGGGGGAGAACTTAATGTATATGAACCAGATGGAAATAATCCAACTACATATGATTTAAAAGACCATACACTTATATTTAACGGTTCGTTATTACCTCATATGACTGAACCTTTTAAAGGAAGAAGATATACTATAATATATTATAAACAGAAAACCCCTTGCCATTCTGAAGGTAAAAAAATGGTTGGGAGTGGAAAACCTTTAGACACCGAATTATATAATAAAACAAAAGAGAAGGTATATTCAGAAAATCCAAAGCATTCATTATTTAGATCTGCGCAAGTTGTAAAAGAATATAAAAAAGCAGGAGGAGAATACGATGATGAAAAAAAACCCAAAATGAATATACGAAAATGGTTCAGACAAAAATGGATATCCCTTAATGATTATTATTATAATAAAAAAATAGTTCCTTGTGGTAGTAGTAACACAGAAGAGAAATTTAATGAGTATCCATTATGTCGCCCTCTTAAAATAGCCGAATCATTAAAACCAGAAGAGATGAAAAAAATGATTGATAAAAAAAATGAATTAAAACAAAAACCATTATTAACAAATAAATTATTAAAGACTGATAAATATAATATTAAATCAACATTTACAGGTATGGGCAAAGATAAATTTTTAATACAACTTGAAAAAATAAAATATCCTATCAATAAGTATCTTAATGATGCTAAAATAGTAGCAAAAAAAGAGGGTTATGACCCCGAAAAATTATCATTTGCAAATAATAATGATAATAAATTAAAATATGAATCTCCAGAAGGAATAAAATATTTTGGTAAATCAGGTTATGGGGATTTTCTTATTTGGAAATTTAAAGAAAAAAATAACGAAGTTAGAAAAGGATATGCCAAAATGAAGAGAAATGTTTTTAGAAAAAGCCATTCAGCAATTACGAAAATGTATAATTTAAATAAATTTAGCCCTAATGAATTAGCGATTAAAATATTGTGGTAATGTTTTATAAAATAAAAATATAATTTATTTTATAGTACATAATATATTAAAATATGGATAATCAGAAAATGGCATTACACGCGGTTATTGTTAAAAAGCCCGTTGAATTAGACGAAGCGCGGGAAGTAGCACAGCATTTTATTAATGATCCTAAAAAGAAATTTGTTAGAGAAACAGCCTCTTCATTCAGATTTAGAAATATTCCTAAAGGTCATTTTATTGCAAAAAGTTACAGGACAAAAAAGATTAATAAACAAGTATCTATAGTAATAGGTCATTTGAAACCAGAACACGAGCATTTAGAAGGTTCCGGTTTAGGCGACTTCTTCAAAAAAATAGGGCAAAAAGTCAAAAGTGTATTTACTCCCCGTTTAGACAGCTATAATAATCAAACTAGAAAGTCATTAGAACAATACGGCAATATGCCAGTCAAACGATTGACAATATACAGGACACCAATAATGAAAATTTTAGATAAGGTATTGAATTTGGTTTCATTTGGTAAATTTTCAGAGCTTAAAAAAAAATACGGTTTTGACCAATTGTATCACCTTGCTTTAATTGCAGACGTTGGCAATAAAAATTTAGTTATTGAAAAAAACGAAGTTATCAATGTTTCAACTAGTTATAGCACCAGTTCCAAAACTGAAAAACAAGATATTCCTTTAGATGGTAAAGAATTTACTATTAATGAGATGTTTGAAGTAGGACGTAAAACCGTCGGAGATAAAAAATGGTTTCTATATGACCCTTTTACTAATAATTGCCAATTCTTCATAAAATATTGTTTAGAGGCTGTTTCACTTTATGGCACTCCTGAAAAAAATTTCCTATTTCAAGATCTAGCAGAATTAACAAAAGAATTGCCTTCATTAACTAAAAAAATAGCGAAAGGAGTTACAGATGTTGGTGCTGTTGTTAATAAATTACGAGGAAAAGGCAATAAAATGAAAAAAGGAAGTAAAGCAGAAAAAGACTTTATGAATTATATTAAAGAACATAAATTAAAAGATGATAGTGATTTTGATATTGAAGAAGTATTTCAAGACTGGGCGAAAACATCAAAGGGTATGAAATTTTTAGTAAAGCATTTAGATAAAGAAAAAGCTAGTGATTATGAAACAGATAGCGAAACAGATTTAGATAGTGATGAGGAATATAAAGTAAAAAAGCCAAAAAAAGGCAGTAAAAAATAATATAAATTTTATAAAATATAATATTTTATAAAATTAATAATTTAAATAGAACAAATTTATTTTTTAACATAATCTTTTTGCTGTTCAACTGAGTGACCCATCGCTTTTGCATCCTTCTTTTGTTCTTCAATTATATCCCCGTATTTATTTGATAGGAATATATGCCGCAACATTGAAGAACCTATAGCCTTACCAAATATTTTATTCAGGATTCTTGTGATTGAATTGACTTTATCAAATTTAGCCCCGTTGTAATAAACTAAAAACGGGACTCTTTGATTGATCTTTATTTTTTTACCTCTTATTAAAGGATGGAATTTTAAATATACATTAATAATATCCATTAGTTCATCGGGTATATCTTCTTTTTGAATGCCTTCACTCTTCGAAGTTTTGAAAACATTAAATATAAATTGCTTATCATCAATACTAAGATAATTAACATCAATATCCATATTATCATTATATTTCTTGATGCAATCCATCCTATAATAATCAAGATTTCTACGGGGTTGCTTATAATAGTATAGACCTAATATAACAAGCTGTAATAAGGTATTATAATTATGCTCATTAATCTCTTTCGATTTTTTGAATGAATCAACTTTAGCTTTTAATTCTTCCATTTTATTCTTAACATCGTCCCATTTAATCCAGTTTTCTTTTTGGGTATCTGTTTTATTATTTTGACTTTCGTCATTTTTAATAGTATTATTCATTTGGCTTAATAAATTATAGTAACTTTCATATATCTTTTTAAATTTTTTGTCGCCTTCTGTGTTTAGTGCTGAACATACAGAAATTAAATACCCTCTTTTAGTATTTTCCTTATAATTACTTAATTTATCTTTTATTGTTTCTATATTCTTTAAAAAATTTAAGTTTTTAAGAGGCATATCATCATTAAGCTTTTCAAGATTCCTTAAATATAAATTAATGCTATTAGCTGACAAATTTTTGTCTTTGCTTTTACCGTATTTTTTTTCATTAAATTTTTGAATTAAATTATTTTTAAATTCAGTTTCAAAATTCATAATTATATAATATAATTTAGATATTTTTTCTTAAATATCAATTTTTTTTAAATCAATAATAGGAATATAATAATATAATGCGGGTTTATCATTATAGTCGGCTCTTTTATTTCTACAAAAAACATCTAATTTATATTTTTTGAATTTTTTGGGGCTATATCTAATATAATACAAACCATCTGTAAATAGAAATAAAAACCTAATAGGTTTCTCTGATTTATTAAGTATTTTGCTCTGCGGTATTAATGTTTCATTAAAGGCATCATATTTATTTGTCCGGCTTTTAAGTTCGTAAGTATATTTTTCACCTTCAAAATCATAACTGGAATATCTATTTTTGACTAGTTTAATATCATCATTAAAAAAGCTTGATATTATCGGTAGCACTGTTTTTTCTTTTTCTAATCCAAAAGCTAGGTCCTCTTTGCGTGTTCTCTGGTCAACTGAAATTTTCATAGTATATAATATACTCTAGAAAAAAATCTTTAAGTAAATTTTTTATATATTTTTTAAATTAAATATAAAAAAAACTAGATATTTTTTAGATATTTACTAAAAAATATATATTTTAATATTTAATAGTTATTTACTCATATAAATATATTAAAAATTTTAAAATTTTTAATATATATTTCCAAAAAAGTATATTATTTCTATTTTCATTGTAAATATATTAATAAATTGTTACAATGAAATATATTATTAATAATTTAATAGTAAATATATTGTAAATATCTAGTTTTATTTTAATATTTAATTTAAAAATGCTTAAAAGAATTATTTCTATAATATAATATATAAATAATAATGGGCTTAACGTCAAGGCAATTAGTACATATTATTAAAGCGAATTTCAATCATTACAGTATTGAATTTATATGGGATGACAAAGTATATATTAGATTGATGTTCTTCTTATGTTTTAATAGAGGATTACCGAACCATCTTAGAAAACCAAAAATTCCCTATTATAAATTATTTAACGAATTTTTAAAAGAAGGTTTTACATATAATGATATCGTCAAACGTTTTGAAGTCACATTAGAACAGCCATATATTGATGATTTGGTATATATACATTACGATGAAATATTTTGAAATTATTTAATTATAAAATGTAAAAATATATATTTTATAATTATGCTTTATCTCCGGATCGACCGGACCAGTTTTTTAAGATCCCCAAGTAATAGACCCATTAGGATTACTTGAAATATAGCCTGTTACTGCCATATTTGAATTTGTGATTTGTAAGTTATAATTACTTAATGTTACGATGCTATAAGCAACCAATAAATATAATTTATTGAATTGAGTAGTATTATTATAGTATAAAATTATAGGTATAGAACTATTAAATGTATATGTTGCTACCCCGTTTGTATTTGTGATATTAATGACAATGCTATTACCAACAGCAGGGTTAAATTCGCCACTATCTTCAGAACTTAAATATAAAGTAGCCTGCAGGTTAGTCCCGAAGACAGTTGAAGAAGTAAAAGTTAGATTTAAAGCAGAGAACAATATTTCAGCGTAATTTACACCGTAATTATAAGTACTTGATTTAGTATAAATAGGAACACTAAAAAACGGAGATGCTACCGCCCCCATATTTGAAACAGTTTGATTTAAACCGCTAAATATTTGCTTATAACAAGGAGTATTAAAATTTGAATCTAATATATAATAATTATTAGTTCCGTCTTGTGTATAAACTAAATTACTAGTTTTAAATTGTGTTAATGTTTCCTGATTTATTAATAAAGGTTGAGCGGTTAATGCATTATTTTTAAATTGTTGCAATATATAAGTGTCATTAATACTGATTATTTGGTAATTATTCCCCGTTGTCGTACCATCACCATATAATAACTGTATGCAACTCAAACCAGCTTTATTACCAGCTTGTAAGTACACTTCAGCGTAGATGCTACCAGTTGCGTTTATACTAGTTGTATTTAATGCCCCTACATCATTAATATCTAACCCACCGGCCGAATTACCATTTGTTAAAGTCTGTTCTAGTGTTTCACCTCCTCCAGTAATTGGTGGGTTTAAAGTAGTATAATTTAAAGTCGTACAAGTTAATGCTCCAACATCTTCAATATCTAAACCATTAGCAGAATTTCCATTATTTAGGACCTGTGCTAGCGTTTCGCTTGTTGACTGTGTGACGGATATATTTGTCATTAAGCAATTTGATCCAAAAGTAAAAGTTCCAATAGTAAAATAATAATTTCCTGATGGCAAAGGCTGTTCAAATCCTACATTTTCAGTACCGTTAATATATACTTTCAAAGTGCCATTTATACATTTTAATTGAAAATCTATAGTCTGTAATGAATAAGTTTCATAATCTCCCGGATTTCCGTTTATAATACTAGCTATACTGCTTATACCTGGATAAAATAAAATACCCGATTGAACGCCCAAGTATCCGCCTGTTGGGTATGTGCTGACAGTACTGAAACCAATAGCGACACTATTATCACTATTGGGGGCGCTCATTGTGATGGTACCAGATGCAGAAGGATTTAAAACGCTTTCTTTAGTTACTATACCCGTATATGGTGATGTTGGTACGCTGGTATAACTTGTAGAAGTATTTTGAGTAGTTCCGGTAAAGACATCAAAATTTATATTATTCGGTGCTAATGGTGGATTCAATTCAGAATAATTTAAAATATTACAAGTCAAATCACCACCTACTGTAACGCTGCAATTAGTTTGCACGCCTCCCACATTATTGCTTTGTAATTGCAAGGCGTTTGAATTACCGTTTAATATTGTTAGGTTTTGCATCGCAAAATTATTTGCATCTAAAATTTGCTCCATCGGATTTGTTAAGCCTGTGTTTGCTATATTATTAATTTGCTGTTGAAGGTTATTTAGCCTAGTACTTATATTAAAACTCATATTATATATATATATATTTAGATTTTAATAAATAAAATCTAATATTAATTATATATGAATTATAACGAAAAAGACAGAGAGACTGAAAAAATTATTGAAACCCCTCTAGGAGACGATGATATAAAAAAATATTTACCAAATTCCAAAATTATGAAATATAGCGACTTACAAAAATATAATAAAATTGAAGATTTACTAAGACATAATAAAGACTTTGCTTTTATCCTTATAGAAGACAGTCCTAATAAAGGCCATTGGATTTCACTTTTAAGGTACGACCCTTATTTAGAATATTTTGATTCATACGGTGGTAAAGTTGATGGCCCATTAAATTGGATTAGTAAAAATCAAAGAATCAAATTAAATCAAGATAAAAAAATATTATCAAATTTATTCAATAAGACTAAAATGAAAGTCGTTTATAATCCGATTGATTACCAAGAAGATAATATGAATAAAAATATTACTACCTGTGGCAGACACGCCGTTTTTAGAGTTAAAAATTTAATTGATTGTAATAGGGATTTAAATGCTTATTACAACCTTATAGGAGGTATCAAAAGAGACAGCGGTAATTCTTATGATGAGATTGTAAGCCATTTAATTGATGAATAAATAAAATATTATATAATTATATTAATGGATAGTTTAATTATATCGAGTATAATTATTGTTTCAGGTGCTGTAATTTACAAATTAGCAGTTTTATGCTATGCTTCAAAATGTAAAATTTTTAAATGTAGTTGTAAAGATGGTTTAAACATCGAAAGAACGATAACACAAGAACCAAGTATAAGACATTTAGATGAAACTAATATAACTATTTCTAATACTTGATACAGTTTTGATTTTCAAATTTATTTTTAAGATAATCTATTGCTAAATCAATTATTGATTTATCAATTTTTTTTATATTTCCGTATTTTGTTTTATAGTATGAATATGTGTTACTCTCTTCAATAAATCGGTTTTTATTGTTATTTATAAGGCTTTTAAATGCTTCTCGGACTTTTTTATCATCATAACTATTATTTACTATTTTATTTTTTAGCTCTTCATCGATGCTATAACGTTGGTTTTTGTTTATATCATAATCTTTTAAAATCCATTCGGCGAGGTCTGAAGAATAATCGATAAATAAATGATTTGGGACTGTTGATTTAACCATTATATTATTACTTATATTTTAATATTTCTTTAAAAATATACTTAAAGATTTTGGTGAATTTTTGGTGATTTGGTGACACTTTTTACAAACTTTTTGAAAAAATTTAAATTCTATTTTTTTGTAGTTTTTATTTTTTATTATATTTCTATTTTTATGATGGTAATTACATCTATAGTATATAATATTTTGTATATATTACATCTAGGACGTTCACATCATCAAATATAAAATTAAAATTTTTTCAAAAAGTTTGTAAAAAGTGTCACCAAATCACCAAAAACCCACCAAAATCTCACCATTTTAAAATTTACATATATATGTAAATTTTAAAATATAAGCAATATATTATTTTTTATAATGGATTATCATCATAAGATATTAATATAATTTATGTTCTTTAACATATTTAGAGGCTTCAATCATAGATAATTTTTTTTCTTTCATAATTTTTTTAACGATTTCAGCCCTTTTATTTTTTGGCTTACCTTGTCCTGCCATTGATGACCCCCTCATATTTGCTACTGGGACTAAATTACCACCTTTCATTTTAGATGGTCTACCTCGGCGTTTACCTGCTCCTAATGCATCTAAACCCGCGGCGGCTAATTGTGCTTGTGGTAGTGGAGTCATTGATAAGCCAACTTTAGCAACAGATGCTAATGGTTTAGCAACTGTCTTTATACCTTTCCATAAACTGCTTAAAAATCCTTTGCCTTCCATTTTTTCAACATCTTTAGATTCTTTTTCATCTTCTTTTTCATCTTTTTTTTCATCTTCTTTAATATTGTCTATTATTTTTTCAATTTTTTTAGCCTCTTTTACTTTTGATACTTTTTTAACTTTTGGGACTTTTACTTTTGGTGCTTTTGGCAATTTAGGGGCTTCTTCAACAAATTTCAGTGGTAGCCCTAATTCAGTACCACCAACCATTTTTTTAGGTCTGCCCCGGCGCTTAGCTCCTCCTACAACTTTTGTTAATTTTAAAGGGGCTTTTTTATACATTTTAACTCCCCCTTTAGATTTACCAGCTCCTAAAACACGCCCAAATCCGGTATCTCTAATTGACCCACGTGCAAATCCGCCCCCTCCACCAATCGGGCGCTCTTTATCTAGATTTTCAATATAATTTAATTTGTCAGTTGTAACATCTTTCTCCCCAAAATTTGAACCATATTGTGAAGCATCACCGTATCGGATCCGCGAACCTTGGTTAACGCCAAATTCGACATCACTGTTTAAATTTTTTGGAATAGCACCACCTTCAAAATTTTTATCTGCTATACCTGATACCATTGGAAAATGAAGAAATAATTCATCATTTCGTTTTTGGTGTTCAATGTATTTTCTGTTCATATCCTGGTACTCTCTCTTAATTTTACGGTTATATTCATTATCGTATGGCATCTATATATTAATGTTATATAATAATTTTTTATATTATATAATATTTTTTAGATTTAAATTAATTTTTTAACTAACAAGGGGATAGACCGGGGAATACACTATTAACCCAATAAACTGTCAGAATTGACCTGTCTCCTGCTTCTGATGAGGCGATTGTAATTTGTGCTTGTCCGGCGGCTGCAAGTACTTGAGTAATGGGGTTTATAGTTATTGAATACTGATTACCTGCTACACCACCGGACACACCTACAATTTTTGAAGTCTGTGCATAAAAAGGTTGCGTAGCGCTACCTACTAACCCGGTGGCCAATACGCCGCCGGCACCTAAAGCGTTTTGTACTAGTGAACATAATGTTTGAGTTGGTTGGAGTGGTCCATTAAAAGACATTTATATATATAATATAATTAGAAATAAATTATATTATATAATATTTTTTTATATTTAAATTAAAATGATTATTTATTTTTTTAACAAGGGGCTAAACCGGGAAAAACTGAGTTCACCCAATACACTGTCAGTGTTGAAGTGTCTCCTGCTTCTGATGAGGCGATTGTGATAGCTGCTTGACCGGCGGCAACATTTGCTTGCTCAATGGGGTTTATAGTGACTGAATACCTATTAGCTGCTATACCACCAGACACACCAACGATTTTTGAAGTCTGTGCATAAAAAGGTTGTGTAGCACTACCTACTAATCCATCATCAAGTAAACCGGCATCTAAAGGTCCAGCTTGTTCTAATGAACATAATGTTTGAGTTGGTTGGAGAGGTCCATTAAAAGACATTATATATATATAATATAAATTAGAAATAAAATTATTATATATATATTTATTCAAGTCGGCTGTCTAATCTGTGCCTCATACCACCAGAATAGCCGCCGCCTGAACTGCCGCCGCCTGATCGACCATAACCAAGAGCACCTAAACCAGCTTCCCCCATTTTAGCGTACTTACCCATCGGAGTATTTTCTGGAACAAGTGATAAGCCTACTTTTGCAAGTGATGGTAATTTAGGTAATACTTTACCGGCTACAGATTTTAAGGTATCGAGGAAGCCGCCGCCAATCATACGTTTAACATCTGAACCTGAATAACCTTCTTGACCTGACACATCGAGGACATCCTGTTTAGTTAAGATACCAGTATACACTGTCGATGTACCACGTTCATTAACCCAGACTCCGCTGTTCATCGTTATCAGTACGATTTCAGTATTTGCGAGGGTTTGATTTGATTGGTTTATAGCTGTTAGGTTTATCTGTAATGAAAAATTTCCCAAACTGCCCGGTGCATAGAAATCTTCTACGAGTTGGATATCTTTTCCGAATTCGAGTACGACGAGTGAGCCGCAGGTAGGCATTGTTTGACCAGACCCCGATGCAGACGCTGCTTTTGTCGCAGACCCCGAAAATTCGTACCAAGTTTGATTTGATCCATTTTCAGAACTATACCTAAACAAATCCTGTTGTGTACTATTTGCAAGGATCCCCGACATATTATTGAAGTTGATGCTTAATTGTTTAATAACTAAGAAACTATCAGAGTCGTATGGTTTTTGTTGAGACATTGTCTTACGAACAAATAGTATTAGCTTATCCGGTATTTGGTTTAGTTGAATTGTCGATGTGGTAAGCGATTGGGTTGCACCAGATTGTCCTGCTGGGTCAAATGTTACGTTGTTTGCGGTAATATACCTAGGTAATTCATAGTACCCGCACACGTTGCGACTTGGCATTAAATCAGATGGGTGTGGGGTCAAAAAATTAAATATTAATTTACTAGATTTGAAGCCATATACTGACACAACTTGACCCCAGTTATTAGCGGTACGCCAAACACGGCTGCCGTCACCGATATTGAAAATAAAATTCATATTGGTGATGCCGTAAAAAGACTGGTTGTTTGTCTTGCAGTGATTGTAAATAAATGGTGATATCATAAGAGGTTCACTTACGGTAAAAGTAACGTATACTGTATTGTCCGCTGGAGTAATAGCTACAAAGCTTGTAGCAGAACTTGAAACGCTATCTAAAACCCAAGAACCGCGTTGATTAATAGAATTATCTGCAGTTAATGCCCAACCACCGAGAACATTATTATTAGAACCCAGGCCGTCCGAATAATTTTGATAAGTGTCATACATTGTTGGGGCATAACTGTTATATCTTGCAAGATCTCGCTTATCTTGAAAACGAAGAATAGCCGGTAAAATATCGCGCATATTTACGCTAGTTGTGTTATTATTAACGGTGGCACTCATTACGGTACATAGTTGATGTAGGGGGTAGGCCGAAAGCGCATCTTGGCCTGGGTAATTTACTAATAATGAACCTGCTGGTCTACTACCTGCAGGGGATTGAATTTGAAGAGTTACTTGACTTTGCCAAAGAACCCGGCGATCTACCAATGTTTGTTCCGACTTTAACAATCCCCAGATTTTCAAAAGGGGGCAGACTATACCTTAAGCAGAATATTATTATATTCCACCGACTACCGTTTACTTTAAATAACTATCTAGTTATAAAGTCTCAGTCGTTGCGGGAGCATCTCATTAAGATACTTTACCCACGGATTACCCATTTATAAATATATTTCTATATTTAACATTCTTATAATTATTACTTTACCGCAGGCAATTAACCGCGCCATTATAGTATTACTACTATAACTTAGTATATAAGATTTTAGGGACTTCCCGATAATGAGTAGTCTCGCCAATTTATAATAAATTGACTAGCATTATATTACTATATGCTTTTATGCCCTCGGATTTAAGGCACTTGAATGTTATACGTATGCGATGAATTTGATTGTGAAATTGCATTGAACTGGCTGCTTGTTACGTTTTGACCGCCTTTCATCACTGCGTAATTAATTTTATCTGTTACCATTAAACGGTCGTCTTTGACCAGTACCTTCTCGAAGGATGACATATATTATATAACTATACTAGAAATTAAAATAGTTATATAATTTTTTAATATAATTTTTATATTATTAAATTTTTCTTTTTCTATCAGTTTTTTTAATATTATTTTTTAGCCACTACACTAATAAGTCCACATTATTAAAGTCTTTCCTTCTAAACATTAATTTAATGCTGGCGGTACATCCTGAGTTTAAATAAAAAGGGTGCAATGTACCGAACACATCTTTCCAAAATACAGTCATTTCAAGGGCAGATAAAGGAGAACTACCGGCCATATCCATTAGTCTGTATTCGCCGTTAGGAGTGTATACAATATTAGGCTTATAAGTATTACCCGGTTCAAATGGCACGATGAAATCCGTCAGTATATTCGCGATATTTGAGTTATTACCTGTATTGAATAAATTTGAATCACTGTTAAATACCTTCGGTACACCAACTAGTTCCGGTTGTACTGGTAATAATGCAGTAGTAAACACGAGTGAATTGATTGGACACCATAATGCGGCGGTTGATTCTTCTTGATACATCTGCAATACTGTATAAGTTGGTAGGGTTAATTGATTTGTATTATTTACATTTTTAACAATAAACTGGAAATTTTTACCATTTACTACATTTAAATATCCGTAATTTATCGCTTGAAATGTACTAAATAATGTAAAACAAGGTGAATTCGCGTATATTTGTATAGGGTTAGTAAGTGTATTTGAGTACCCCGCTTCATCGGCGTCTAGTATACATAATAAATTTTGTGGGTCGAACTCAAAAAATGGTGCATTTGTTGATGGTAATACATCGCCCCCGGCTATTACAAGGGCATTGAGTCCTGTTACTGCTGATGCTAATGCGGTATTAAAGAGTGCTATACATTGTTGATAGGTATAAATGAAGTAATATTGTGTTTCTAAATCTTGAAATTCTATAGGTGGTTGTGGTATTCTTTGGGTTACATCAACTGGGACAAATCGGACAAATTGCTGATATTCATAAGTTTTATATTTTAATGTAAATGAATATATTAATAAATTAGGATCGGATTGCCCTATTTGAGCTTGCGGGATCCACACCGGCAATGATGGTGTTTGGATGGAAAACCTGGCGACACTAACGAAATAATTTTCGGGACTCATTAAATACGGACTATTACGGATTTCAGTAAGTCGTAATATTTGCGGGGGATTTGTGCCGGTTGTATCATTGTTAATTACATCTAAATCGTAATATATATGGTATGGTTGTGTGAAACTCAATCGGCTTTTTAATTGAATAGACATTATATTATATATTTAGTATAGATTTTTATATTAATAATTAAATTTATTAATGGTTGAAATGGTCGCTTTTTTATCGGTTTTTCTGTTAAAAAATGAATAAGGTGGTTGAAATGGTCGAAATGGTCGATATTTTAAAAGATTTCTATAAATTTTATTTTATTTTTTTTATTTTATTTTTTCAAACCCCTAAAATATCGACCATTTCGACCATTTCAACCACCTTATTCATTTTAACCCCAAAAAAACGATAAAATATCGACCATTCGCAACCATACTTAAAGAATTCCTAAAATTTTAAAATATAAATATATAATGTTATAATATATAATGTCGTTTAATACAAGTAATATACAAGCTGACACTTTTACCGGTGTATATTCAATATCGGCACCCGTTCATTATGTAGAAGGTATTCCAATTAGTAATAATGCAGGTAATTTAAAATTAGGTAATGCAGATAATGCAGTAGTGGAATGCTTAGAATTAGAAAGCGGAACCAGTGTAACAGCCCCTTTAGGTGAATTTGATACTGTTCAATTAACTAATTTAATTTCAAAAGCAGGAGAAGGTGAGCCAATACTGGCTTTAGGTCCTTTAGATTTGGGGTATAATGCCCTTTTAAAATGCACTCGTATAGAGGTAGGGGACATTTCGGGACTTAACGGGCAACTTCTAGGGGCTGGCTTCGGCGGAGGCTTAGAATATAAAAACCCTCCTCCTTTGGTTTCTACTTGGAGTACCAATGATGCTACATCTGACGTCAATATGGAAAACTTCGGAATTAATAACCTGCAAACATTGAGTTTAGCATATGGAGCAACGGGAGCAGACCAACAAGTATTAAGTGTTGATTCTAATGGTCAGTTATTCTGGAAAACAGACGCTAATGATGTTGCAAATTGGGCTACATTTCCAGCAAATTCCACAGTGGATTTTAATACACAAAGCATAACAGGTAGTTATGCTGATGGTGTAGGAATTAATGTTTTGACAGGACTTTTAATGAATAATAATGGCATAGGTCAGGCTTCTATGGTTTCAGGAACTGCTTGTAATTTCGAAACGGTTCAGACTGGACGAATTTACCCGTATGAACAAGTAGGTCAACCTATATTAATTGAAGGTTCATTTAATATGCAAAATTACGGAATAGACAATTTGCAAAGTTTAACTTTGGCAAATTCTACAAGTGGAACAGAGGACCAAGTCTTAAGTGTTGATGCTAACGGAAATTTAAAATGGAAAGATGACATTTCAGGCGATGTTTCACAATGGGCTACATTTGACGCCGTGCAAGATGTCAATATGAATGATTTTGTATTAAATTCAGTAGGGGGTATAAGTGGTTCAGGTGGTGCAATAAATTTATTGAGTGGAATAGATGCAGGCAATAATAATATTGGAGGCGTTAATGTTTTAGAATGTAAAAGAATTGAATGTGAATACAGACCCGAAAATACTTATTATGTTTCCGCAAATGGCGATGATTCATATGCACGGGGAAATATAGAAAGTCCCTTTCAAACAATACAACAAGCCATAACATTTGCTGAAAATTACACGGGAAATAATGATTATAAATATATTGTTGTTCTTCCTGGTAATTATGTAGAAAATTTAACAATTACTAAAAAAGTCCATTTAATCGGTATGGCTCAATCACCTTATAGTGCTTCGGTTGGTTGTTCGATTTCTGGTAGTATTACTATTAATGTTGGTTCAAACGGTGGCGATATGTTTAATAATGCCGTTAATATCAGCGGTTTCTTGATTGGTTCGCAGGTATCATTTATTTCTACACAAAACTCAATTTTAAATATGGAAAATTGTTATATATATTCAGATGATAACGCTTCAGGAAGAGGATTATATTTTAATCCTTCTTGTGCTAATAGTAGATTAAGATTAACTAATACTATTATTATAAGTGGTGGTTCATCTGGTTTAGATCCACTTGTAGAAATTACATCAGTGAGTCAGGTTGTAATGAATAACTGTTATTTTTCAGCTAAGGGCTTACAGAATGTTCTTAAATTCAGTGGAACCGCGACGTGCGACACTATTAATACTGTTAAATTTGAAAGCGGCAACTCCGGCGCAAACATTCCGGCGATTGTTGAAATCACTGCTACAGTATCAGCAACTTACACATTTAGCAACTGTGGATTTATATATGCTAGCGCGACTAATAAAAGCGCCAACGCTCAAGCATCGGGAATATATAGTAATTCTTCAACCGGTAATAATAGAATTGTGGCTTTATATTGTTCATTTTTCCTCACTGGTACTAGTTCAGCATTAAATTATGCAATTCAAGACGCATACCACGGCGGAGCGTCTCAGATGATCGTTTTATATTATATGAACGGCGCCAGTTTACAGAATGCTTTTTCTATAAGAGGTAATAATAATCAAACTAAGTTCCAGCTTCAAATTGTTTCATAAATTGTTTTAATATTAATGTATATTTATAATATTAAATCAATTATAACCAAAAATAAAAATCTAGTATAAATATATAATTAATTATGTTAGGATTGAGACAACGAGATGACGGTAATGAACGAATTAGACCAGAAGTAAGAGAAGTTCAAGATGAAATGTTAAATATTTATAGACGAACCTTTGATAATGAAAAAAGTTGGGCTAAACGATTTACAGAAGAAGTAAACCCCCAGAACCAAAATGATTTAAATGTTATAGAATCTGTTGAAGGTAAAAAAGAAAGTTTTATGAAAATTTTACAAGAAAAACTAAATTTAATCGATTCAGTTAATAAAGGTTTTGTAAAAGTATTAGGGTTATCAGTTAAGTCAAGGGAACAAATAGAAAAATTTGGTAATAGTTACGATATTATAAGACCTTATAATGAAATAATACGCAATTATTTAAACCCTAAAATTAATTCAAAGACGAGGGACGAAATTAAATCAATAATACAAGAGATTATTCCTTTACTAAATCAAATTATATATATTACTAATATTACTTTTAGAAATACATTTTTTGATCCACCTTATACACCTGAAAAAATTACCAGCGGAAAAAGATTTTTAACGCCTATGTTAACAACATATATTGCTTTACTCGTTATACAAAAAAATCTTTTTAGGGGTACATATTCGACTATAAATAAACCACAATTAGACGTCCAATATCAAGAATGGGTTTCATCATTATCTGATGACGATAGAACATTTCTCAAGGCTATTGAAATCCCTACAGGTGAAACACAAGCACAAAGAACAAGAGAATTATTAATAGAAGAAGATAGGGGTTACCCGTTATCTTCACTAGAACGGTTAAATTTACATAATGCAATGTTTGGAATTTCTTCTAGAAAAAACTATACACCTGCTGAATTAGCATTATTAGAACAGGAAGATTTACGCAATGCTGAAGCCTATAGAATCAATCTTGAAGATCTAAGAAGAGATAGGGGATTTTTTGACCAACCCTCTGTAACAATAACCCCCGGTGTGCCATTCCCTGCTGCAGAAGTTGAAGAGGAAGCAGAACTAGAGCCAGATCTAGAGCCAGAGCCCGAAATCAGACCTAGAGGCCGCCGTATAGTTGGACCAGCGCCCGAATTATTGCCCGCACTCAGACCTGGAATTAGACCTAGACCTCTTAGCCCCCCTAGACTTGAATATATGCCTCCCGCATTTCCCAGACTTGAATATAGGCCTGAAGCTATGCCCGAAGCTGTGCCCGAAGCGGCAGCCGCAGCCGCCGCCGTACCCAGAGCCAGAAGCGAAGTAAATGAATTTGTAAGAAAAGTACAGGCTTCAATTGATGTAATGTTAAATAGAGATTTAGAACCTACACAAAAATTAAGGCTAACCGCAGCAAAGCAAAAAGAAAATATAAAGGCAGTCAGGGACGAAATTATAGCAATGTACACAGAAGCGTATGAAAAAATTTTTGGATATCCTATATCGTTAGAACAAGAACAAGCATTTATAGACGCAGTTATAAATTCAAAACTCGATAGTGAAGGTCAACGAAATTTAACGGATGGAATAATTGATGAACGGGAAAACCCCAGGAGCACACCACAAAGAAGAGTAGATTTATACGAAAATTTAAAACGAGCCGCTGATGAAACAATAATTATAATTAATACTGAAAAAAGGGCAAAGAAGGAAGCAGAAAGAGCAGCGCGTGTAATGGGTAAAGGAAGACCTAGATATAAAGTATCTCAGGCAATACATTACGAAGGTGCCCGTAATGATCCCTATTTAATTAGATAAATCAAATATTTATTTTGTAATATATATTAATAATGGATATATTAGAAAAAAAACAAAAATCAGAATTCGACAATGATTTAAAAGATATAATAAAAATATTAAGATTCAAAAATAATCCTATTGAGTTAAAGGGGTCATCTGCTTTAAAATCTCAAGAATATTTTAGTGATTATGATTTATTTACAAATATATTTTTAAATTATGGAGTTGAAGATGTTTATAATGAATTCCGTAAAATATTGAATAATATTATTTCAAGTTATGATCTATATTTTATTGAATTTAAAATACAAACTAAAAAAGGGAAAAAATATAGATGGTATCCGAATGATGATTTTAATTTTGAAGATTTTAAAAAAGCATTTAAAGACGTAGATTTTGCAAAGATAGATATAGTCTCAAGAACTACAAATATATTTATTGAAGTTTCTTGTATATATAAATTTAGTCAAGAAATATTGCCTACAGAAGATTATATTTCTAGTTTAAATAAAGATATTAAAGAATTGAAAAAGGAAGACAATTATTATAAAATCCTCAAAAGATTATTTAATATTTTTAAAGCTGAAGGAGACAAGCATAATATTGAAATATTAACCAAAGTGTTTAATTCTGAATTAGGAAAAGAATATAAAAAGATTTCAAACCTTGAAGCAATACAATCATTAAAACAATATTATAAAGATGCTGATACTAAAAAGAAGATTGAAATAAATTTAACAGATATAAAAGAACCTCAAAATGAAAAATCAATAGAAAATAATCTAAAAAAATATAAAAATGACTTAAATAATAAAGCCAAAAAAATATATAATAATTTATCAATGTAATTTTTTTTAATATAAAATGATTTAAAAAATATTTCTGTATTATATATATAAATAAAATAATATGGATAATTTATTTTTATTCCTGAATAAAGCTGAAGAAACTCCAGTTTCAGAAACTAACTCAATCACTAATACTGAAACAGAAGACGTGTTAACTACAACCGGTCCAGTCGTTACGATGGTAAAATTAAAAAAGAAATACGATCAATCACAATACAATAAAAATTTTATGGAAAAAAACAAAGATAAAATTAATCAGAAAATTGTTTGTGATGTGTGTTGTGGTTCATATAGTTACTATAACAAATCAAAGCATTTAAAGAGTGTTAAGCATTTAAATTTATTAAATAAACAAAATCAAAATTAAAATTAATTATTAATTATTAATAATTACTTTAGGTTTTTCTTTTCCTTTCCAGTATTTTTTAGCTTGGTCTTCCATCTTGTTGAGACGAACATAATATTTTGGGTCTTCAATCAAATGAGCTAATGCAATCATCGCGGTTATAACTTTATTATTATGGGTTATATTGGTCGACTCTCCTAATTTAGCCCCGTGTTCTAACTCAGTATTTAGGCCATCTATCCACTGATCTAATCCAACTACATCTAAATTTAAATGAACTTTTTTAGCTAGTGATAAAGCTTCTTTTTTTGTTATCATATTAATATATATTATATTATAATATATATTAATTATTTTTAAAATTAACAATCAAAATAATTATCAAATTCTTCCCCTTTGTCTTCAGTTGTTTCATTATTTTCGTTCTCACCTGTTGCAATCCAATTTTTTTTAACCATATTATTATATACATCTTGAGGTATAAATCTAAAAACTGATGTCACCGACGTTGTTGTTTTTAATATTGATAATTCTAATTCTGTCAATCTACTAGTAAATTTATTTATATTTGGTTGAAATGATTTATCATTTATAAAACCGCATTTTTTACAATAATCAACATATTGCTGATAAAATTTAACGGTTTTTATTTCAAATCTTGAATTAAATAATTTATTATCATCAATATCATCATTCATAGCAGCAAATTCATCATCATCAACAAATACTTTTTTATTTTCAGTTTGTAAATATATTTTGTTTTGTATCCAGTTCTCTAAAAATAAACATTCAACTGGAATATATAATTTACACATTTCTAAATATGCTTGGGTAATTGGTCTTTCTTCTTTCCATTTTATTTTAGTTATATCTTTATTATTTAAATAATCATATAATGTTTTTATAAATTCAGGTTTTTTAAAATGTTCTGCTAATTTTGACCAAAAAACTTCTCCATATTTTGGCTTTAAATATTCTTCGGTTGATTGGAATACAACAAAACGCCTATCTTTAGATCTCACATCAATAGGAATTGGATTAGGTTTATTTGTAAATATGATAGCCCTGGCAAAGTTTGATATAGTTGTTTGTCTAACAAATTTCGGGTTTAATGTTATACTATCTTCAGTAATGAAGGATTTTATTTTTCCTTCAAAATCAAAAGTATCCTTTCCTTCGCATTCATTCATATTAACTAATAATTTTCGGTAAAATCCTTCTGCATAATCACCAAAGAAATCTTTAGGATTCGACGATGTAATATAATGATGTTTTCCAATTAATGAACCAATTGTGTCAAATGTTAAATTTTTACCGATACCTTGTTTTGATTTGAATATAATACATATTGGGACCCTCTCATTTGGTTTTTGAATTAGATGGGCTAAAAAATTTATTAAATAATTAAAACTTTTTTCTTCACTGCCAACCAATTCAAAAACTAAATCTAAGAAAGGCTTTAATATTTTTTCTTTTCTATCATCTGTATATGTTTTATCTAATACTAAATTAATATTAGGATTATAGCCATTAAATAAATTAAATGTATCTGTTTTAGTTTTATCACAAACATTACGTGTTCCATTGTATGGTAAAAAGTCCATATTATTATATAATCTCAATTTAGTGTCATCAATCCATTCTTTAATAAACATAGTTTCAATTTCATCATCTTTTACAGTTTTAAATATTGATGATTTTAGATGTTTGAATGTTTTAATTATATCATCTTCACTATATAACAGACAGTTAAAAGTATTATTATCATTTTCACTATATACATATAAAGGTTGTGGCCTTAATACCTTACAAACAAATATTTCAAAATATTGTTTTTTCGATCCATAATTATTTAATGAACTAAAAAAATCAGTATCAAATTTTAACGTTTTTTCTAAAGGAAATTCAAAATCTTCGCCTAATCCTTTGATGGAGTTTTTAACTTCTTTTAATATTTTTTTAAATAATTCTGCATCTGTTTCTTTGTATAATTTTATTAAAGATTTAAATGTTAAAGGATTTTTATCTGTTTTATCTGTATTTTTTAACGTATTATAAAACATTTCTACATTATCGGGTGAATATTTTTGGCTTTCAAATTGTCTAGAAATTTGATCAAACCAAAAAAGACCTCCATCTTCATTTTTTATCAATTCATTTTTAAAAATAAAACCAATCTTTAACCAATCTTGATACCCACTCATTTTTTTATATATTTGATGTTTAACACCAAATTTAATATATAATTCTATTTCTGTATTACATTTGACATCATCTATATTTATATCTTTTTGTGTTTTTACCGATGATATATCATCTATATTTATGTCAATCGAAACAAGTGATATATCATCGGTGTTTATATCGCTATCTGATAATACATCATATTCTTTATTTATATCTTTCTTTTTGGGTTTTTGGACTATCTTAGTGTGTGTGATTTTATCATTAAACATTTCGCTAATATCATTCCAATCATATACTTTGGTCGGTTTTCCGTTAAAATTATTTATTTCTTTATTAATATTTTCCCACATATTATTTTTGCTTTTGATAAAATCACCAGTAAAATATTTATATACATCTATCTGATCGGTATAGTCAGGAACATTTTTAAATTTAGAATATATATGAATACCTTTTGTATTTCCTTTTACCCATACACTCTTTTTTAGTATTTTTTTAAATCGTTTAAAAATAGATGAATCTTCATCATCTATATTTTCTTTTATATGATTTATTAAATCTTCAATATTATTTATTTCTGGCATATCTACATCAATACAATACATATTTTCAGTATGTTTTAAAAATAATGAATAGATTTGAGTCAATGATTTTTGTTCATCTTTAGTTAGTTCAATTTTATCCCAACCACCATTTTTATTTTTAACAAATCGTTCTTTAGGTTTAGGCATTGGTTTCGTATTTTTTATTTGCTCTACAGAATTATTATTCTTCTCACCTAATGGTTTTTTAGTTCCGGCGTTGTCTAAATAATACCAACATTGCACGAAAGGTATATTTTCAGTTTCACAAAATTCCAACATTTCTATATTATATAATATAGATTATAAAATAATTCTTTAAGTAATTTTTTAATAAAATAAAAAATCTATATATTTTTATTTTTTTTTATATATATTTTTACTAAAGTTTTATTTTATGGTCGAAATGGTCGATATTTTATCGGTTTTTTGAGTAAAAAATGAATAAGGTGGTTGAAATGGTCGATATGGTCGATATTTTGAAAGATTTCTATAAAATATTTTTTATTTTTTTTTATTTTTTTTTCCAAAACCCTAAAATATCGACCATATCGACCATTTCAACCACCTTATTCATTTTAACCCCAAAAAATCGATAAAAAAGCGACCATTATCAACCATTATATAAAAA